GGCCGACATCACCGTGAAGAAAGCCGACGCCGTTACGAACATCACGTACAGCGCTCTCACCCCGTCGTCGGGCGACAAAGTCCCTGCGCAGTGGCGGTCTGAGACCGCCGGAGCTGCTGCAGGGCTTCGCCCCACGTTCCAGATGGAATCGCAATGGAACGGTCCTCGGACCGCCCGGCGTGTGAACATTTCGGGACAGTATCCGTACACCCTGACGGATAGCACGACTACCGCGACCTCTGTCGTTGCGCGAATGCCGTTCCAAGCCACTTACACGATTCCGGTATCCATTCCGGACGTGGTCGTGGCCGAGTTCGTCGCGCAGATCACCAACTTGGTAGCCAGCTCGCTGGCGCAATCCTCGATCAAGACCGGCTACGCGCCGACCTGATCATTTCTCCGGGCTTTGCGGCCCTTCGAAGAGACATACCATTAGGAGATTTAAGACATGTCAACACTTCCCCAGCAACTGGAGAGTGTTATCTTTGCACTTTGCGAAGATACGAACACCCCTCGTTCCCTTGCCGTGAGGCTATTGGTGCAACATAGGGAGTATGAGCAGCTAGTCAACTTGACTGTTGACCCACTGCACTATACCAACGGTCATCGATACTATCTCGACGTCGTGGTTACCGATTTTCTTCGGAAGATCGACCTAGACATTAAGGGTATCGACAAAGTTGGTGAAGCTCGGAAGCTTTTCGAAGCTAGCGAGCACGCCTGCTACGCAACTAATGCAAGACTGAAGCCTTACTTGGAAAATGGGCCTTTCGAGGACCCGTCCGAGTTACGTATATTCGAATCAATCGAACGTATGAAAAGCTGGATTCATAAAGTGTTAGGACGGCTCCCTGAGGAGCTGGATCGCGTCAGTTTCGGGCCTGGTGCAACGTTCGCCGACGTCGGCCGTCTCACGACGGTGCCCGACAAAATCTCCAACCGTCCGACAATGACTGCTAGCTGTGTGGATCTATTACCGATGTGGTACCACACAGCATGGGCTCGCGCCCATGTTCAGTCAAGTCCGAGCAACTCCTGGGTCCCCGAAGCTGTCCGCGGAAATCGTTTCACAACGGTTCCAAAGGACGCGACGAAGGACCGTGGCATTTGCATCGAACCTAGTC